GCGAATATCCCAGACGCTGATGCGAGGCGCTTTTTAGAGCATTACGACGAAAAAACAGAGGGAACATTCAAGACATTCGCTATCGGACCCAATGCGCGGGATGGGTGGACAGAAGACAACAAATGGTTAGGAGCACATGAATGGGGTTGTCAGTGGAGATACGCTGGCCCACCTCAGCTAACCTCTGTCTATCCGGGCAGGTCTAGTGTCCAGATTCAGTTGTATGCGGCCCTGAACAACGCATGACTTTTTACTCAGGCCAAAACGGGCGCATGGAGCTTTACGAGCCCACCACTGCGACAGGCCCAGCACTTTCCGTGGCCTTTGTTAATAACGGCCAGCAATTAACAGAAACGGGAGCACAGACTGGAATTGCCACCACTGTTCAAACGGGTGACTCAGGTTCAGGCTTGACCGTTGATTTTGAGGTTGATGAAGGTGAATGCGAACAGCTAACGATTAATACGCCAGGCTCTGGCTATTCGGACGACCAAGTGGTTGACGTTACTGGTTTTGCCGATGTGACGGTGAGGATATTTCGTCGTGAAGCAAGGCGTCTCGCGAAGGTTGCTAGCTGGCAAATTCAAACCAATGCAGCGACACTCGATACAACAACTCTTGGCGACACTGATAGCACCTCCGCTTATGGCTTGAGGGAGTCGTCGGGTTCGGCTCGTATTTTTTACTACGACCAAGGCGGCAGTAACGATTGTGCTGTCCTGATGAAGAAATTGCTCAAGGTGCGCAATAACTTGGGTGATCCTGAGTTTGCTGGTGTTGCGGATGAGCCTGAATTGGTTCGCTTGAAGCTGGATGTGATGCACGGCACGACAGCTAAATGCTTCGAGTTCGTGGCACTAATTACCAGCGCGAGCATGGTGATGGGTGTCGGTGAGGTATTGGCAGCGGACATTCAATTCAAGGTTCAGGGTGCATTTGAAAAACTTACGGTTTTGAACTGATGAGCGTTTACCTTGGCAATCAAGGCTGTATTGAGCTGAAGCGCCAAGGCGAACCATTCCCTTGCGTTTTAACTCCTAATGAGGTCGATGTAGATGCGAGGCGATTTAGTGTCGACTTTGATCCTGGTCATGCTGAACCTGAGCCATCACCGCTAACAACTGGCGACTACGTCAGCATCACTACGGTTACTCCATCAGGAGGGTCTGCACCAAACTTGGTATTAGTTGATGGAATGTCGGACCCGAACGTGACTCGTTGGGTTCATGTTGACCAAACTGGCGGCATTCGGCTCTATGACAAATTCGAGCTTGCTGTTACAGGCGGCAAAGAGAACGCATTAGAGCTAGAAGAGCCAACCGCTAACCAAAACATAATTATCGATATTGCCAATGCAGGTTATAACTGTGTGGCACAAATGACCGACTGGGAGATTACAACAGATCGACAAACAATTGACCTTACTGAATTAGGCAGTGAATATCGCCAATTTTATGATCAAGGTCTAATTAGTGGTCAAGGGACTCTAGAGGCGTTTTGGGATTTTGAGTGGGAGCCATGCGAAGACGATTATTCGCAAGAAGCTGAATCGGCAAACTATTTTGCCAATCTTGTTATTCGTTTTTGTGAAGGCGCAAAATTTGCAGGTGTGTTTTTTATCTATAGGAGTGACGACGCTGCGGTTTGGTACGAGACCGATGCAATTGTTACTAGTGTTGCGATGGCGTTTTCGCCTGGTCAGCCAGTCAAAGCCAAGGTTAATTTCATTACCACCGGTCAAATTTGGTTGAAGCAGGGTGAGCCACCCTCCTATCTGTTGCAGGAAGGCGGCCTAGTGAGAAGCGATCAAGAGATCCTGCTTGAGCAACCGCCTGGTGCATTGACGCTTGAACTGTCGGACTAAACTCCTGATAGATACTCGCTAACCGGCCAGTGGCAGATAAAAAGATTAGTGAGCTAGTAACGCTTACAGGCCCGGTCACTAATTCAGATTTCTTGGCGATTGCTGATGACTCAGCTTCGCTGACTAAAAAGATCAATCCTGCTTCGTTGATCGAGCAAGGGGTTTTGGTTATTGGTGATGGCACGATCCCTTCTGCCAAGGTCGCTGGATCGACTATCGCTCAAGGCTCGATTACCACTGGCATGTTGGCCGATGAGGCCGTTACAGCAGCCAAACTTGCCGATAACAGCAGTGGTCATGTCAGCACTGCATTGCCTGTTAGCGGTGAATTTATAGGTCAAGTTGCATTAATGACGGCTACTGGCCGTTTTTATGCCTGGGATGGATCTACTTGGTTCTCTGTTAAAGCTGCAGGCTCGGTAAATCAGATCACCACTACAACGGGTGGTTTGCTGGAAATCACCATTACTCAGACGGGTGATTCAGTCAACATTGTCACTGAGTTTGCGGACACCGCTAATGCAAGTGAGTTTCTAGCTGGACCGACCAATGGTGGTGGTGCCATATCGGCCCGCGTTATCGAAGGTGATGACCTGCCTACAGCTAGCAATAGCGTCAAGGGTGGCGTTCAGGTAGGTGGCGATGGCCTGCGAATGGACGGCGACAAAATCGAAATTGATAATGACATTGATGCGTCCAATGGTTTTGAACTTGGCGAATTTAATAGCAAAGGATTAGCTACTCAGACACGCGCCATTGCGCCGTCTGACTTGCCGATCGCTACATCACTCACACCTGGCATTGTTCGGCCTGGTCAAGATTTAGCGGTTGAGGTTGATGGCACAATTAACCCGCCAAACCGTCTACCAGCAGGCACTTACACAAAAGTCACCTGCACTGGCACGGGAATTATTACGGCTGGCTCTCAGCTTCAGGGGACCGATATCCCTGGTTTTGATGCGTCGAAAGTTGCCACAGGAGAATTAGATCCAGCTCGCATTGGCGACCATACACTTGCCAGCCGAAAGCTGAATGACTACGCATCCTGTTTGATGCAGGAAGATCATCCAGGTAGTGACTCAAGTTATTACCTTGGTTTGCTTTGGTATAAACCGAGTTCGACTCAGCTATACATTTACGCGAAAGGCTCTGGTCCAGAAAATATCTGGCTTCCGGTGGCCGACTTTGGCCAACTGCAAAACATCAACCTCAGATGGGTCGGTGGTGTTAATGCAACCAATGGCGAGGTGACACTGGTCACGAATGAGGGTGTTCAGAACGGGTATCAGCAGAATCAAGTCCTGCCAATCGCCACTGATTCCAACTCTGGTTGCTACTTGCTTGTCACCGAAGCAGGCAATGGCATCCCCGTTCACAATGTCCTGAACCAGCCTTTCAGTGTTGGTGACTGGTGCCTGAGTCTTGGGTCGGACGCGGGTTACATCAAGATCAACATCACCGATGGCGGCGGCGGCGGCGGTGGTGGTGGCGCTGAGTATCTAGGTCAACTGCTGGACGTGACTCTGGGTGGTGTTACTCAAATTGCTCCAAGTCTTCGCATTGCCCTTGGTGCTGGCCAATTCCTGAAGTACATGCCCGATCAGGGGATGTGGGTCAATGACAACGTGATCGACGGCAACGAAACGATCATTGAGTTAAATCGAGCAGATGTAGCTACTCCTCCAGCACAGCAAAACATCCGAGAGGGTGAGCTGTTAATGCGGACTAGCCCTGATGATCCAGCGGTTTACTTCAAGGATTCAAACAACGTCGTTCAAAAGCTTTCGCCAGGCGGCGATGCAGTAATCGATCTTTCGGTTACAAACCAGACCACTACATCGCTAGATGTAACTCCTTCTGGTGGTGGTACTGCGGCCACTCTGCCATCAGTTACTGATACCTATGCCGGTTTGATGAGTTGTGCCCAAAAGGCAGAGCTTGATTCGATCAACCTTGATAAGGTCAACTTCACAGCCGGTGTCGCGCTAACACTTGATGCTGTTTCATCACCGAATGTCCTCAACTGCGATGAGTCCACAACAAGTGCTCTCGGTGTAGTTCAACTAGCGGACGCGGCTGCAATTGCGGCTGGTACTGCTGGACGAGTTGTTGATGCCGCTCAACTCAAAGCGCAAGCAGGCTTATGGGAGGACGATGGAACAACCCTGGAGCCCGTTGTTCAAGGTCGTGGCGTCAAGGTGAGTAACGCTGATGGCACTGAAAACACAGTCATTGAAAACGGAGCCATCGTGACAAGTGGGGTGATCCAAGCGGGCTCCTTCGCCATTGACCAACTGCCTGACCTGCCATGACGCTTAATCCAACCGATTTCTTGTTGGTTTATCGCGGCGCTAGTAGCTATCGCGTTACGTCTGAACTGTTGCCCGACAAGCTTCAGGCCGGTGATTACATGCTGGTCAATCGTGGAGCAGTGAGTTATCGGTTGTCAGGTACAAACTTCCTGGCGGGTGATTTCCTTGACTCTGATTTCTTCCTTGTAAACCGTGGCGCCAGTTCGTTTAAGTGCCCTGGCAGCGAACTAAGAGGCTCACTTGATCCCAACACAGATGTCGTAGGAGCCATCGCTTACTGGGCGGCACCTGTGGCCTCAATGCCGACTGACTGGTTTGTTTGTGACGGCCAAGCTATTAGTGCCACCGACTATCCAGTGCTTGCAACACTGTTGGGCGAAGCTGGAGGGCAAATCAGTTTGCCGAATTTGGCTACAGGCGAATACCTGGCTCACACTTCCAATGATGCGTCGATTGGGACCACTTCAGCTTCATCGCTTAAAGCCGCAGGTATTACAGCTTCAATTCCAACGCCATTGACTTTCAGTTGCGGCAATACAAGTGGAGGTTGGTCGGGTGGAGTCCAATCCAACAACGACAGTCACAGCCACTATTCAGGCGATGGCAGCAGCTGGAACTCTGGTGACACTGGCGATTCAATGGGTGCCACCAAACCGCACACCACCTGGACTGGAGCCTGGACCCACCGGCCTAATGCAGGCAATCACACAGCAAACCCGTTCGAGTATTTCAAGGACTCGCATCAGCACACTCACCCAACGACCCAATCCCTGAATTTTGGGGACAATGGATCACATGGCCACTCATGGTCAACCACGATCAACATCAATCACAATCACCCTGGAGGCACGGGTTTAAGCACAACCAAGGCGACTGGTACATCAACCACAGTTGAGCTGAATGCTGTCGTTTTGGTGCCCATTATGTATGCAGGAGCTAAGGGGTACGACGGCTAATGGCAGCAATTCCAACCGGCACTATTTCGATCTTTGGGGGCAATAACTCGCAGATCCCCACTGGCTGGCTTGCCTGTGATGGTGCTCAATACTCGGTAGCCAGCTATTCAGCTTTGGCGTCAATGCTTGGTGCTACAGGCGATGACTTCAATGTGCCTGATTTTGCGACTCAGCTTCCATGCGCGAGTGATGGCACTGATACCAACACTGAAGCGGCTGATTCCTGCTCATTTACTCAGCAGGTCGATATGGCAGGGGCGAGTTTTAATTCCCAGAACACCACCTCTTCAGGCGGTTATTCAGGCTTGGATAGTTCGTCTGATGGCAACCATGAGCACAGTGTTTCATCGAGCCTGCCCTTTCTGCCAAGAGACAACACCGGTCATGGAGGTTGGTGGCACACCGGCAATGGATCAAATATCAGCCACGGCTCTGAGTCAGATTTTGGTGGTGACACCGGTTCTGAAGGTCAAGCTAGGCATAGTCACCGGATTAATCAGACAGGCCGGACGAGCGCGAGTCATGAACATGGAGTGACCATGAGTGGAGCCACTAGCCACAACCACCCGGTCACTACTAGCAATGAGTCTGTGACTGTTGATGCGGGCTCTGGAACTGTGACGATGCCCACCAGAAAATTCACTGTTTACATGATCAAGACATGACTCAAACCGGCATTATCAAAATGCACTCCAGCAACACCGCACCTGCGGGTTATTTGGTTTGCAATGGCGATCCAATCCCTTCTCAGCACACGGCTTTGATTGCGTTGATCGGTGCCAACACACCATTAATTGATGCAGGGCGCTTTATTAAGTCGGGCACTAACCCAATGCAGAAGCCTGATTCGACTGCGACTATTTCTGCCACGGTGAGCCTGACCCTTGATGCGAGCCTGACTGATGACAATACGCCTGTAAGCATCTCTGGCTCAGATAGCGTCGGCAATCATGATCACAACAACAACAGTTGCAATAACGAATCAAGCTCTTATTCAGGCTGGGCATGGCACGCCAATGGCGGCGCTTATGGGCACAAAAATGGCGGCGACAAAAACAACCCTCAGACCGACACTCAAACAGGCTTGAACGATCACAGTCATGGTTATGGCCGAGATCCAATCCCTAATAGTCAGAACTCAGGCGATCACAGGCACCAGATCACAGGCTCGGTGAGCGGCACACATCAACACTCTTTTAGTGCGGGTGGCAATGTCCAGATTGAAGGCCCTGACAGTGAACTCAGAGCACCGTCAAGGACTGTCTTATTCGTGATCAAGACTTAGCTTTCTTCTTGCCGCCTTTAAGCCGAGCATCTTGCTCTTCCATTACCTGCTCGCCATTAGGTGTGGTGACACTGGGATCAACCCATTGCCAGACCGCCTCATCAGGTGATTTCGGCTGATTGGTCAGTTCCAGGCCCATCGACAAACCCCATCGCTCAATTTCATACACCGTCCATGTGGCCATCTCCTGCATGCGGTTGTCGTTCGTGTACCGCTTGCATTCGGCGTTGTAATCCTTGACCGTGGCGAACATACCCTTGCTTGCTACTCGCACCGCGTCATCGTCTTTGACGCCTTGGTGCATTAGGTCTTCAGCCACATTGGCGATAGTTCGCAAGTCTTGAATTGATTTGCGTCGTGTTGGCTGATCAAGTGGAAAGCTTTGAGGACATGCTTTGCTGTCCTCTACCCAGAATTGTGCGGCAGTTTCTGGCGTGTCATCAGGAGTGATGCCGTGATAGTCGCGTAACCCTTGGCGATAAACGATTGCATCCTTGTGCGTCTGGGTTTGAGCGGACTCGTCTACTACAGACTCAATCCAGTCGGTATAGGTCAGTCTTTCTACTCGCCACGCATGAATGTATCCCCAACACATTTTGTCGGTCATGGCATTGGCGGCCACTTGCAAACCGCCATGAGGTTCTTTCGCCACTGTTCGTCAAGCCTATGGTTGCTCTAATTTAGCTGTAGCTAAAGTGAGAAAAATTTTCTCGTACTGATGTCTCGCGTTGCCTTTGGTCTCTTGTTGCTTCTTGGTTTCGGCGGCCCTGGCTTGGCACATGTAACAGGAACCGATCATGTCCATACTCCTGACGAGGTGATCCGGTTTGACCACCCAGTTGAACCGGCTGAAGTGATGGTGGTCGAAACCGAGTGAGGAAGCAGGCGTTTTATTTAGTAACTGCAGTAATCGGTGTTCAGCTAGGGCTTCTGGTGTTTGCAACGGTTACTTGCATGTTGCTGCGAATTAACAAATGCGATGGATCAAAAATTGAAAGTCTTCTGACGATGATTACCACTCAAGTCTTTGCTCTTTATGCGGCTGAAAAGTCAGGTCTAATCGGCAAAGATTAGATGTCAAATCGGTAGTTGTTGTATTGCACTGGTGATCGACCGTAGCCAGGTGGGAATTGCCTTGGTTCAGGTTGCGGTGCCCCATAGTCGAGCACCAACAACCCAGTAATGCATCCCAATCCAAACATCGCTAAGCAGAACACAATCCAATTCTTCATGCTGGATTTGACCACAAATCACCTTCAGCTTTTCTACGGCGGCGCAATCCAGCCTCGACCGATGAACCTGGATTGACATATAGCATTAACGCGGCTGGAACGTCAGTCCACCGCTTGTCTTTCAAGCAACTTGATATTGTATTGAAACCACTGGAGCCGTAGAAATAAGCGCCAAGGTTATAAGCAAAACTCAGCAATGCTGATCGCTGATTGCTATTCATGTCGCCCCAATGTGGAATCGTGTTGCTGATTACATCCCAAAAATTCTTTTCAGCAATGGCGCACATCATTTGCTTGGCTTCCTCTTCACCAATTGGTGGATCACCCCATGCCACCTTGCGACCATCAAGGTAAAACGTGCTGCCGTAACCAATCGTCGCTACACCGACCCCATCGTTGTACACATTGGGCCTAAATCCTTCAAATTCAGCGATCAGGTTAATACCAACGGTGGGTAGTTTGTATTCAGGTTCTGGTGGGGCCTCCCGAAATTTGCGAACCCATGGGCTAGCGTCTTTCAGCAAACTGTCGGGCATCGCTTGCTGAAGCATTTGTACCGCCTCAGATTGCTGGGGCTGGCCGTTGCTGGCTCCTTTGAAATACTCAAAGAAATCATGCAGGTTAATTTCAGGCATTGTTGGTCGAGCAGTGATTTATTTTGACAGCGTTACCAAGGACCGACTTCTGTCAGCCATTCGTTGACGGCAGCAAGAGTTTCGTTGTCATCTGGCCATTGATCACTAGCTTTCCAGTCTTCAGAAGCCAAATAGATACAGGATCGATGTGGAGTCCAGACCAAAAAGCTTGGTGGGCCTTCATAGGGTCGTCGGGCGACCGCTACTAGGGAGCCAGGGCGACGAAACTCTTGTGTCTTCATGGGTCAACCATTAAGGCGGGACCGAACAAAGTGACGAATCAAAAGATCGAAGTCGCCCATTTGCTCATGTGCCCATTGTTGACATTCACCAGCCGTCCAGCCCGTTTCTTCATAAAGGGTTTGCTCTAAGAAGAGACGCATGTGCTTACGGCGAGCTTCAGCCATGTTGTGGGCTTGCCTTTTGTAGTCACTCACTGATGCCTTCCCCATACCAAGCCATTGCTTGAGCAACACATTTACTAGCAATGGAAGAGCAGGAAACGCCTTTTTTCTTGGCAACTGCTCTTAGCCATGCGGCTTGATCATTTTCAAAACGGCATTGCAAACTGCTGTAGTCCCAGTCATCGTCAGGCACCAAAGCAATCTCTTGTTCGCGTGAAGCCTTGAATACATCGCGAGGAGATCGCGTCACTTCAGGGACAGGCAGTGTTTGTTGTTTTGGGTTTGGATCAAAAGCAGCTTCCATAAAGCATTTCATGCCAAATGGTCCCATTGATCGACCCACACGAACTAGGGCTTCAAGGTTGGGCTCATCCAGCAGGTGAAACCACTCATTGGTTTGCCATCGAGCGTCATCCTCCATCCAGTGGACATAACGGAGCCCGTCAATGTCTTCAAAGATGACCTGCTTTTCTTTCCATTGCGCGACTTTGACCTTGATCTTGGTGCCGTTTGGCGGATACGAATCAGACATGAGAAAGGAGAAAGGAATTGAGTTGAACTACAGATCACCTTGTAAAAAGAGATCTGCTTGGTCTTGAT